GACGCACGAGTAAGAGATTAGGACGTTCTGGAAATTGTATCAAGCAATAGCTTGGGCACTCCAATCGTTTTAGGTACGGACAAATCCACAAAATCGTACTAAGAGTCACGTTTGACAAGTAAATAGGGAACACCGATAATATATGCTATAATATGTTAAAATAGCATGCCATTCCAAAAAGGTAACAAATTAAGTAAGGGCAGGGCTAAGGGTTCTTTGAACATTGATACTCTCACAAAGCTTGAACGAAAAGCATATTTCGATAAGTTGGCAGCGGAGCAGTTTGAGCGATGGGTAAGGGAATGTCGCCCTGAATATGGGCTGGATCAGACAATAGGAAAGCCAAAGGATACTATTGAGATTATTGAAAAGAAACAACCAAGTGAGCGGATTAAAGAATTAGCGAAAAAACTAGCGGATGCCCAAAAGGAGAAATGATAAAGGGAAGTAAGATGTCGCTAGAGCAAAAGAACCGATTGAGTGAATCTCATAAGGGGCTTTATCGTTCGCCGGAAACTCGTAAGAAGCTAAGCGAATCGTTAAAAGGACATATATTAAGCGACGAAACAAAGAAGAAAATAAGCAACGCGCATAAAGGGAAGAAACTCTCAATAGCAACTCGCCAAAAAATGAGTGTTATTCGTAAGGCGAATAGAGAGAAGAATCATCTTTGGAAGGGAGGAATAACAGCTATAAACCAAAGTATTAGGACGAGTTTAGAATATAAGCTTTGGCGCACGGCAGTCTTTGATCGTGATAATTATACTTGTATTTGGTGTGGGCAATGGGGTGGCAAGCTACAAGCAGACCACATAAAACCATTCGCTCTATTTCCTGAACTCCGATTTGCGATAGATAACGGTCGAACATTATGCGTTCCTTGTCATAAAACTACCGATACCTATGCAAGACACTTACCAAGAGAGTGAGATATTGGCGGCGACAGATTTAGTCCCGACGTTATGGGTAGAGCAAAACGGTATCGTGAATGAGTCTGGGTTAATAATTGAATTCAAAAAGCGTAAGTTTCTCATAGATATTTATAATGATTTAAGTCCGAAGATAGCAATTATGAAGAGTCCTCAGGTGGGGGCTACTGTAATGAATTGCTTGAAAGCATTTTATGTAGCGAAGAAATTAAAGAAGGATATTATTTATACTCTTCCCACACAGTCGGATGTTATTGATATTGTCGGCGGTTCATTCAATCGTATCATCGCGCAGAATCAGATATTGCGTGAATGGTGTAACGATCACGATACTGTTGAACAGAAAGCAGTCGGCTCAAACCTCATTCGCTTTCGTGGAACGTTCAGTCCAAAACAAGCAACGATGGTTCCCAGCTCCTGCAACATTCACGATGAAATTGACAGTTCTGATATAAATGTCATAACGCTTTATCAAACACGGCAAGAAGCCCAAGAGAGAGCGGAGGATAAGTGGTCTTGGTATTTTTCGCACCCTTCATTGGCGGGGCATGGAGTGGATATTTATTGGAGTCAGAGCGATATGAAAGAGTTTTATATCACCTGCGCTAACGGGCATGAAGAATATATGGAATGGCCGAATAGCGTAGATATGCAAAAAGAGATATTTATTTGCAAAGAATGTAAGGTAGAATTAACTACGGAGCAACGAATTGAAGGGGTGTGGAAGAATAGAGACGGGGTTATATGGAATGGGCAAATCGAAGGTAATTATGAATTCAGTGGGTGGCATATCACGCAGTTATTCTTGTTTAACAAGAGCGCGAAAGACATCATCAAAGCGTTTAACGACCCGCAAAAGGACAAGCAATACTTCTACAACTACGTCCTAGGGCTTCCATACATCGGCTCGGAGGACAGAATCGAACCGAAGACCGTTTTGCAGAACTGTGTGGACGACGTAAATGACTACTATGCAAAGGATGACCGAGTCATCATCGGCTGTGATACAGGTCATGGGATACATTATGTTCTAAGGAATCAGCAAGGAGTCTTTCTCTATGGACATGAAACCGAAATCACAGCGACCAAAGACCCCTATGACAAGATAGCGGGTTTTCTTAACACGTTCGAGAAATCAGTCGCGGTCTTTGACCAAGGAGGCGATTTGATTGGTGTCCGTAAGCTCCAAGCCAAATATCCCGGCAGGGTGTTCTTAGTATTCTATCGAAAGGATAGGAAGTCTAATGACTACGTCGAATGGGGCGTTGACGATGAGTTTGGCACGGTCAGAGTGGATAGAAATAGGCAGATAACCATCATGGTCGAGCAGTTGAGAGACATCGGACGATATAGATTGAACGGAACCAAGGAAGAATGGGCGGAGTTCGCTTCACACTTTGGTTATCTGTATCGTGAGGAAATCACGACCGACGCGAAGCCCGGCAAGGACGATAGGAGTCTATTGGGAACAGAATATGTGTGGAAACGTTCGGGGCCTGACCACTTCGCCCATGCTTTGCTTTATTCAGATATTGGTATGCAACACTTTAATCACGAGAAGGCTAAAATCTTCGGTGCTAAGTCTATCTTCGATGGTATCCATAAAGCCCAAGTCGTGTCGGACGGGGGCGTACAACTCATGTGGCCGAAATGACAACCGAAGAGCGCAAAGAATACAACAAGAGAAAGCAGAAAGAATACCGTGATAAACAGCGTGGCAAGCCACCGCATCATCGCCCACAATTTTTCGCTTATACCATCACTGCAGCAGTATTGAACATTCACATCCCTACCGAAGAGATACTCAAACAAGCAGGACATTGTTCATATTGTGGGATGCTTTTAACTTCCGAGTATCATCAGAAACATCCATTAGTAGGTTGTCAAGTTGCGGCGAGGAACGATAACTACGGAAAGTAGTACACGAAACAAAGCCATTAAGCTTGTGCGATAATGGGGGAATGGATGGCGACCCATTTCAACTCTCTATTGACGGCGTAACCGACCTTGTAGAATCCGACACCAATAAAACCCGCACGAAGGGTTCTTTTGCACCTGAAGGAAAAGCAGGAGAGGAGATTGATATTCTTGATCTTCCGATGTCGGATGAGAAGCTCTTGAAGCTTCGTAATGATTGGGAATCAGCCTATGCTCCGTATGAGTCAAAAGTAGCAATCCCTATTCGCCAGCGTAATCTACGAAGCTATCTTGGTAGGAACGCTCAAGGCGAAGTGCCGGGAGATGATGAAATAGTTGCAGCTAACTTACAGTTTGAGTCCGAAGAGACATTCTTGCCCGCTGCTACGGCTCAAGACCCAGCGCCATTCTGTTTCGCAGCAAACGACCAGCAAGGTAACAAACTGGCGGAGACTGTCCAGACGATGCTCCAGTTCCACGTTCAACAGCTCAATTTGAGGCGTAAGATAGCCGTTATGGTGAGGCAGTGGTCAATCAATCACCTTGGAGTTCTCAAGGTAGGTTGGAACGAGGAAATAAAGGACGTCGCTATTGATAACCGAAGGATACAGGATTTTATCTTTGACCCAGAAGGATTTGTTGATGTTTATGGGGATTTCAGTTCTTGGCTTGGAGAGAGAATCTATGTCACCGCCGAGAAATTAACCGAGTTGTTCCCCAAGAAGACGGCGGATATTATATTGGAAGTGGACGGCAAAATGGGAACGAGAGTCTGTTATACGGAATGGTGGAACGATGATTTTACCTTTTGCACGTTTAAGAGAATACTTCTCGATAAAAGCAAGAACCCTTATTTTAATTACGAGGAGAAGTCAGAGCCAGATCCGCTCACGGGGCAGACACAACCTCCCAAGAGGAATCACTTTGCGATGCCGAAGAAGCCTTACATCTTCCTCTCTGTGTTTTCATTACAGGAACGCCCTCATGACATTACGGGTTTAATCGAGCAGAGTATCCCTGACCAACGAAAACTCACAAAGAGGGTTGAACAGATTGATAACAATGTCAGTCAATCTAACAACGGACTTCTATTCTCAGAGGACAATTTCAATCAGGAAACAGGCAAACAAGCATATGACGCTTTGACCAAGAAAGGACATGGTGGCGTTTTGGTTCCTTCTTCGGAGAAAGGTTCGGGCGCACAAGGAGCTGTAGTTCGCTTAGATGCTCCCGCGTTCCCTGATTCTGCCTTCAAAGAGGTTGAGATGACCGAGAATCATATTAGGAGTCGTTGGGGTACGCAAGGGATTGCTTCGCAAGAATCCAAGCCTGACGAAACCGCACGTGGTATGACGTTGAACCAACAGAGAGATACTTCGAGAATCGGCGGAGGTATTGGAGATATCATCGAACAGTCCGTAGCTAAGCCAGCGTGCGACTGGTTGGTACAGATTTATCACGTTGACTATGATGAAAAGCATTTTGGGGCTGTATTGGGTTCCGGCGCGGCTACGCAGTACGTTGAACTTCAGGCTTCGGACATCGACCAACAGTTAATCGTCGGCATCACGGCGAACTCGATGCAACCGAAAGACCAAATAAGCGAGGGCAATCAGGCTATGAGTTTATATTCCGCAGGTGCTATCGGACCGAAGACCTTACTTGAAACGCTTAACTTTGCCGACCCTGATGACGCAGCTGAAGACGGCGTTTTGTGGAAGTATAGCGAGGCAGCAGACGGCGGAATGAGCTACATTACTTTGAATTATCCCCAGTTGGCGGCGAAACTCCAACAGATGCAACAGCAACAGCAAATGGCTCAACAGCAAGCTCAGCAGGCTCAAATGCAACAGGAGGCGCAAGGAGTCCAACAGAAGCAACAGCAGGGCGCACA